TTGATGGGAGGCAACTGGTGTTGTCCTTAGGACAAGCAGGGTAGTCAATGTCAAACAATGTACTGGTATGTCATACTGGCAGGGCTAATTTGAATGAACTCTTCTGGACAGGGTGGAGCAGGCTGGATGATCTGTTGTAGATGATTTAAAATAGGTGGGCTAAAATGACCCTCTGGGGGGTTTTAAAACTACGGGGGGGCGGGAAAGACCCAGAGAATACTCACACCACTTTTGAGACTCCCTCCCTCTCCTATATTATCTAGAGTAACAGGTAGGAGAGGTTGATAGATAGAGACCCAGGCCCTTTTTCTCCCTCTCTCTTTTACCTAACTCCCTCTCTCTTTTACCTAACTAAAGTGATTCAATAAATGAATCAATCTAGTGGGGGGGGAGAGAATAAAAGAGACAACAATGTCCACCAATGGCCTTCTCTGCTTGACTCTACCTCTTCATTATGTTATAATAAGGGCTACCAAAAGTAAAAGAAGGAGCAGTTATGACTAAGTATTTTACTCATAAACGGAATGCTTGGTAAGTAAAAGAAGGAAGATAAAATAATATGCCCAGATTTTCCCAAACATCACTCTCTACACTCTCTACCTGTAATCCTCTCTTGGAGAAAATTGCCAAAGAGGCAATAACAACTGTAGACTTTTCTATCTTGTGTGGCCATAGGACTAAGGATTGGCAGGACAAGGCCTTTAGGGAGGGGAAGTCCACAAAAAAGTGGTCTTCCAGTAAGCATAACAGCTGGCCTTCTAAGGCATTTGACATTGCTCCTTGGCCAATAGACTGGGAGGACGAGAAAAGGTTCTTTCAACTGGCAATAGTTATCCTCTTTATCGCTCTCGAGAAGAACATCCCTGTAAGATGGGGAGGAGCGTGGGACGGAGTCCCTAATAAGAAGGGACAACTGAATGATCTAGGACATTTTGAACTTCTGGAGAACTGTTAATGCCTACAATTGCTAGAAGAACTCCTCAAACCGAAGAAACTGCTGCTTACGGATATAGAGACCTTCTTAAAGATATCATGAGGAAGATCTCAACAGAGGCAACAAGTAATGTAGAGAGAATGACTTCTGGTAAATTAGGGAGTGAGGAACTTCTCGAGATGGCAATGGCCCCGGCGGGTGGAATGTTGAAGATAGCAGGGACAAGTAAGTTGCTTGCGGGGCTTTTGGCTAGGCAGAAACTACTGGGTTCCCAAGCTACTAGAGGAGAAGCGAGTAGGGTTTTTGCTCCAACTAGAAATGTCTTCAAAGAAGCCCTAAAAGTGCCCGAGAAGGAGTATGGAAGAATAAAGGATATTGGCTGGGAGAGTATGGCAGGGCAATCTCTAGGCACAAAGGGACTATATGATCCTTGGTCGAAGAAAATATCTCTCCATCCTACTTTTGCTGATGCAGAGACTGTGTGGCACGAGTTTGTTCATGCTAGACAATGCAATCCGGAGAGGATGTCTCGATTGCCAGGAGGAGAATCTGAAAAGACTGCCGCACAAGAACTTCGTAGACTCTTAGAGGAACTTACAGAAATTGCTCGCGCTGGTAAAATATCGAGAAGTGATTTTTATACTAAAGTTTCTCCTATTGAAAGACATGCCAGAGGAGTTGCTGAAGTAGTGAGAAAGTATCCCAAAGACTTTGAATCAATCTATAAGGCGGGCTTAACAAGTGAGCTGAAGTATTCAACAGAAAAACTTCTTGGTCTTACTAGAGCACTAGAGAGGCAAAGAGAACTTGGAATGGGATATCGTTTAACGGGAGACTAGAGTAATGCCAGCAATAATGAGAAGAACTCCAGAGAGTGAAGAGGCCTCCAGTTATGGATATGGGGATCTTCTGAAAGAGATAATAGGAAGAACAATAAGCGAAACAACTGCTGGATTTAAGAAACCCCGAGACTTTTCTGATGAAGAGATTATGGAGATGGCTTTTGCTGGAGTAGGGGGAGGAATTAGAGGTTTTGGGAAGATTCTTAAAAGTCCTATTTTTAAGAATACTGAGGAAGCACTAGCATTTGGAAGAAGTGCTCCTAAGAATATGGCTCCTGTGCTGAAAAGGGCTATGAGAGAACAAGAAGTATTGACTCAAGGAGCCAGAGCCCGCTATGAGAAGACAAAGAATTTTGAGGAGTTGGATGAAGCTATTAAGTTTGCTACGCAGAGACAGTTCTACAGAGAAGCGCTAGAAGTAATGACAGGAGAGATGCAGTAATGGGAAATCATTCTCATAACCTAACACCAACTATAAGCCAGTTGTGGCCTCACCACAGGTCTATGGCTAGGATGTTCCTCGAAGGGATGCAGCCAGGAGAGGTAGCTCTCGTGACGGGCTTTAGCCCAGGGCAGATTACTAGAATTCTGCATTCTCCTCTCTTTGAAGCAGAACTTGCGAGACTGGAGGGGCAAGCAGAAATTGAAGTTGTCTCTGTGGGGAATGAGTTGAAGAGGATGGCCGCAAGAGCGATTGAAGTGCTTGATGAGAATCTACAAGCAGAGAATATTTCGAGGGAATTAAAAACCAAGACTGCGTTTGATGTCCTCGACAGGAGCGGTCATGCTAAGAGAATAGATCCACAGAGACATCTACACTTGCATGCTCATGCTCATCAGAAAGTGAAGGAGATGGGGCAAGTGGAGTTGTATGAGGCTGTGGAGGATATGCTTAATGAGGATGAAGAGGTGATGGAGGCTGGAGTCTGATGGCTATGGTAGGAAGACCTCCAGAAATGGAGGATGTATTTCCTGGTTACGGACAGAGAAGGAGAGAAGGAGTAGGCGAGGTTCTCCAGCAAGCCCTTCTGATGCTGATAAATCCTGCTGTTGGAGGATTAACAGCCACCGACTTAGTTAAAAGAAGATCTCGGGGAGTCTTGAGTAAACTAAGAGATCTTAAATTAATGAATCGTCCTGAAATAGATGATTTTATTGGAGTAAGAGAAAGAAGTATAAATCGTGCTTTAAGAGATTTGGTGGAAAGTAAAGGTAATGTTGGTGCTGAGGCGGATGTTAATTCTTGGCTAAGGCAAACAATGAGAGATGTTGATAGGTTAAGGAAGGGAGCTACAATTAGGTATGACTAATAGAGGAGTTTAAGTGATTGATTATCCTAAAGATTCAGCAGAAAACCTTAGGTGGAGAACCAAGATTCTTAGGAGAGCTCGGGTCAATCTAGAATTTAGAGAAATGTTGAAGAGGCTCTTTTATGAAGATATCCTGTTTGCTTTTAATACCTTCTTCTACACTCTTGACGTTAGGCAAAGGCCCTTCCACCACCAGCCGTTTTGTACTTATCCTTATCAAGACAGAGAGATTCTAGCACTAAGGGATGCTATAAATGATGGAAAAGACAAATGCTTGGAGAAATCAAGAGACATGGGAGTCACGTGGATTGTCCTCGGGACGATGTTCTGGTTCTGGTGCCAACCCTCAGGCGGAGCTGATTTCTTACTTGGCTCACGGATCGAGGATTACGTGGACAAAAAGGGAGACCCTAGGACTCATTTTGCGAAGTTGCGATATCTCCTTAACAGGCTCCCCAAATGGTTGAGGCCTAAAGGATTCAACCCTAGAAGTCACGACACCTTCATGAAGTTGGTTAATCCAACTACTGAGAGTAGTTTTACTGGAGAGTCTAATAACCCTAACTTTTCTACCCAGGGGAGATATCTTGGAATTTTCTATGACGAATTTGCCAAATGGGAAGGTTCTGATGAATCTGCATGGACAGCTGGAGGTGATGCTTCGCCCTGCAGGATTGCAGTTTCTACTCCTTTTGGTGCAGGAGGGCAATTTTATCGGCTGGTTACCGATGGAAGAACTCAAAAGACTACGCTCCACTGGAGCCTGCATCCAAGGAAAGCAAGAGGACTTAGCTGCCTTTGGCCAACTCCCAATGAGCATGAGCGTGGAGATAGAGGGGATAACTGGAGACCAGAAGAGAAACTGACGAGTCCTTGGTATGAAGGGGAGTGTAAAAGGAGACTTCCGAGTGAAATTGCACAAGAGTTAGACATTGACTACCTGGGAGCTGGACGCCCAGTCTTTGAAGGAAAGTGTTGGGAGTTTTTAAAAAGCTGGCATAAGAGAGAAGATGTTCCTATAGAATTCCTTGTACCTGTTCTTCACTCTAGGAAAACTGAAGTGATTGATAGTCCGACTGACTGGGAGGGCTACATAGTTGTCTACGAAAAATGTCAAAGAGAACATAGCTACACTCTTGGTGTTGATGTGGTTGAGGGAGTCGAAGGAGGAGACTACGCATTTATTGTTGTGCTTGATAGAGGGACTAAAAATGTCGTGGCGACTTACCTCAGTAGGCTGGACGAAGTTCAACTTGCTTACGTTGTTTCTATTGTTTCTTTGTTATACACTGGGAGTGAGACTGATGGTTTTTCTCCTTGGGTTGGCATTGAGACTACTGGCCCTGGTCTTGCAACTTTTGACAAAGCGGTTGAGTTGGAAATCGCCAATCTCTTTATGGCTCCACGCTATGATGTTTCAAAACAAACAGTCTCCTTTAAGAAAGGATGGAGAACAGACACAAGTTCGAGGAATGAATTAGTTGGAGGAATTAGAGAATTCTTGTTGGACAAGGTAGGAAACCTAAATAGCCAAAGACTAGTAGGAGAATTAATGACCTTTGTCTATAGTAAGACGGGAAAGCCTATAGCAAAGAGTGGCTGTAGGGATGATGGAGTAATGGCCTTTGGGATAGCACTCCAGGTTGATGCTATTGCTCCGTTGGAAGAAAGGGCAAGGAAAGCAAAAGCAATTGAACTGAGGAATATAATTGAAATGGGAGTGAGAGAGCCTAAAGAGATGGTTTCAAAGACTATAGAGGAAATGTGTCTAGAAACTATTATTGAAAGAAAGACTTTTATGGACGATAGCGATTTTCTAGAAGGAGAAATGTCATGGCTATAAGTGTTGCAAGTAGTGAAACAAGTAGGACTCCTGAGCAAGAGAGGACCGGAGTTATGATGAGTAGAAGGAGAGGAAGTCTTGGAGAGATGGATGAATTACAAAAGCTCTTTGAACAGTTGATGGGAGGAGAGGGAGAAGATATTGAAGGACTTGAGGAATTTGATTGGGAGAAGTTGTGGAGTAGTTTTGCTGGAGAGGAGGAAGGTTTAGGAAATCAAGAGTACGAGTCTCCAAGTTCTCGTTATCCTACAATGTTTGGGGCTCCTATTAGGCCTACTGGATTTAATAGAGGTGGTGGTTTCAATTACTACTAAGAGGAGAAAAAGAGATGCCTAGATTTACAAGACCTATGGAAAGGAGACTTAATGTTCTTGAGAGAGAATATGATGTGGCTCCTCAAGAGCAGGAGGAAGAAGGACTTTTTGGCAGGAGAGGATTTCTCGGAAATATCAGAGACTACTACCAAACTGATAGTTGGGGAGACTGGTGGAGAGGACTTTTTGGTAGACAAGAGGAAGAGAGAAGAGGAGGAAGAGAAGAGGGCTATACTGTCTATCCAGAATGGGGAGAAAGTAACCTTAGGACTCTGCGAGAGATTATGAGAGAGGACTAAGGAAATGCCTGCAGCTTTTGATAGATGCCTCCGGAGAGGCGGGAAGATAAGAACAAAGAAGCTAGCTGACGGAAGTTATATGAAAGTGTGTGTTCTTCCAAAGGGAGAGAAAGGTTCTAAGGGTGGGAGAACTGTAGGTGGAGAAGTTCACAAGAAAAAGAAGGAGTAGAGAGATGAAGAAGCTTACCTATATAACTGTTAAAGATTATGAGGAGATGAAGCGTCTAGCAAAGAAATATAATCTTCCTCCTCCGTCTCAAATACAGGCAACAATTACTAACATAACGGAGGCAAGAGATGAGACTAAGAAAGAAGGTAGATAATTTAGTTGCTCTGGTAAACGACAGATTTAATGAAGTAGATGAAGTGAAGAAGAAACTTCTTGGGAGAGCAGAAATTATTGTTATTCTTCAAGAGGAAGTGAAGAATCTAAGAGAGGAAAGAAAGGAACTTCTTAACAGACTAATGGCCAGGGACTTTGAAAGCTATCAGATTTACACTACAGAGGGAAAGGAAGAGACTGTAGGAGAGGAATTGAAGAAAGAAGAAGATCCTGACATGGCTGGGGAGATCTTTAGTGTTTCAGAGTAGAAAACTATATTGATTCAAAAAATGAATCAACGGAGAGAATTATAATGCCTGACTATGGAGAAACACCAAAGATAACAATAACGCTAGAGGGAATGAAACTAATACTTCGTTATCAACAACTTCTTGGGCAACGAGCCATAAGAGCAACGAAAGCCAAGGATTCTATTTGAGGAACTATAGATGGAACGAGATGACTTGAGGACAGATAAGGTTACTGTAAAAAAGTGGCTTCAGAAAAAGAGTGGGAAAGAGAAAGAACAAGATATTGACTGGGCTTTCTTGAAGAAGAAGTATGATTTGGTTCTTACTGTAAGGAGACCTTTTGAGAGAAGGTGGCTTATTTGCCTAGCCTTCCTAGCTGGTAGGCAATACGTTTTCTATAACCAAAGTGCAGAAATGCTACAAGCTATTCTCCTAAAGAAAGGGAAGTTGAGGATTGTAGATAATAAGTTGCTCCCGAGATATAGGAAACAAGTCTCTAGACTTATTAAGAATAATCCTACTATGAGTGTTGTTCCTTCTACTAGTGATCAAGAGGACATTGAAGCGGCAAGAAAGGGGACTAAATTCCTTACTCACTTTTGGCGTAATGCCAAGATGAGGAAGAAAATACGAGAACTTGGTGGCTGGATCTATGCTACCGGGAATGGATTCTTAAGTGATTCTTGGAATCCGAGGATTGGACCTACGAGACTTGATACAGAGAAAGGAGAATTAGTCTATGAGGGAGATGCAGACTGTGGAGTTTGGAGTCCTTTTGAGGTAGGATTTCCTATTGCTGGAGTTGGAGATACTAATCTTCATGAATTTCCTTGGATGATTAGGATGAAATATAGGAGTCTAGAGTATTTAACTGCTCACTACGAAAGAGGAGGGGACGTAATTAATGAAGATAGACCTACTGGCTCTTTTAATGTTGCTTCTTTGTGGAATCCTTCTGGAGAGATAGTAACTGAGGTGGAAGGAGCTACGCTGATTGAACTTTATGTAAAACCTAATGAGCAATACAAAGAAGGACTTTTTCTTGCTGGAGCGAATAAAGTTATTTTAGAAAAGAGTTCTTATCCATTCAATCACTATCATATAGAACAATTCAAAGATATTGAAATTCCTGGAATCTTCTACGGTGTGGCTACACTGGAGTCAGGAATTCCACTTCAGAAAATTCATAATAAAACGTTGAGTGACATTGTAGAGTTTAATAAAACAATGGCTAGAGGGAAGTATCTTGTTCCTAGAGGGAGTAAGATGGAAGTGGAGCCTGATGATACTCATGGGCAGAAACTTATCTACACTCCTGTCCTTGGACATAAGCCAGAAATAATGGACTTGAAGGGACTTCCTGCTACTTATGATAGAGCATTAGCACTTGTGGCAAATGGACTTATGGAACTCTTCCACCAGCATGAAGTGACACAGGGAACTAATAAGAGCGACATTAGAAGTGGGGATATGGTAGAGTTACTTCTCGAAAGTGATGATATGGGTAATATTCCTACTCATGCAGTCTTTGAAGAATCGTTAGAGGAAGTTCTCCATAGGGTACTCCTAAGAGTGCAAAAGGGTTACTCTACTGAAAGGATGATTAAAATAGGGGGAGAGGCAAATGTCTATGAAGTTCTAAGTTTTAAAGGGGCAGACTTGAGGGACAATACTGATGTCTTTGTGAAGAAGGAAAGTAGTCTCCCAGACTCTAGGGTAATGAGAAATAAGAAAGTGATGGATAGATACCAGGCTGGACTTTACGGTATCCCTCAAGATCCGAAAGTGCAAAGGAAAGTCCTGAAAATGCTGGATGATGCTATTGTGGAAGATATTTATGGAGAGACTCATCTAGATGAACAAAATGCAGAGATTGAAAATAGAACTTTGCTAAGTAGTCCTGGGACTGTGCTGGCATCTAATGACTATGACAACGATGCAGTTCATCTTCAATCTCATAGGACATTTAGGAAAAGTAGAACTTATCAGAAAGTGAAAGAGAGTGATCCTAAGACAGGGTTAATTCTTGATGCTACATTCCAGACTCATGAGTCTTTCCATATAAAAGCTCTTGAGGAAAGGATGAAGATGCAACAACAAATCGAAGAGAAAAGAAAATAAAAGGAGGGAGTGAAGATGGCAGTAACTAGGGAAAGTGTCAGTAAAATGGTAAAGGAACAAAACGAGAGTCCTGATATTGATTACGGGAAGGTGGAGAAGTATCCTGCGGCAAGAAAGTGGAACGAATTTGTCCGCTGTATGGAAGAGGCAAGGAAGGAATGGGAGAGTCTTCAAGAAGAAATCAACACTATTGGTAGGAGAGAGTTGGAGAATTATCCAATTGCTGCACAGAAACATCTTGGGAGATTCAGGAATGTTAACTTTGAGTGGATGGTAAGTATGTTTGTGGACTACTATCGAGGAGCTGGAGGCCTTGATAGTATGTATATTATTCTTCCTCCGGAAATTAAACTAAAAGGAGAAAAAGAAAATGACAGTGAAGATTAATGAAAGTGGCGAGTCTGATAGAGAGACTAAAGTTACTGGAAAAATCGCGGTAGGGGATAAAGAATATTCTGCAGAGGATGTTCAAAATCTAATTAACCAACAGGCAACTGCAACTCAGAAGACGCAAGAGGTTGCAGCGGTACTGGCTGCGGCGCAGAAATATGGGGTAGATCCAGAAACCTATATAGCCCAGGCAGAAGGAGCTTTTGGCGTTATGAATCAACTAATTAATGACAAGATAATTGACGAAAAGGGAAACATTATACCAGTGAAAGCACCAGTATTACCTAAGAAGAATAAGGGAGAAGGAGATGACGAGTTGGCAAAACTCTTTAATTTATCCGGAGGAGACACAAGTGGCCTGAAAGGAGCCGATAAAGTGGCTGCGATAGTCGCTAAGGCTCTTGGTCCTCAGTTTGATGAGATAAAGAAACTGGGAGAAAGAGTAGCTGCTGTGGATAAAACGCAAGGGGATATGATTCGACTTAATCTCCAAGAAAAGGTAATGGGTAAGTTTCCTGTGCTGAAACCGAGTGACGTTTCTCAGGTCTTTGGAAGTGCTATGAATGATAGGTCTAAGAGCCTATGGGAGCATGCAGAGGCCCTTGCAGGTGTGAAGGCAGCTGAACTCAGTGAGCTGAGGAAAACTCATGCGAAGGAGTTTGGTGTTGATGTAAGTAAATTTGATGAAAATAAGCTAAAGGAGCAAGGAGCTGGTGGCGGAGCAGGAGTACTCTTTAAGGGAAAGAAGTTTTCCTTTAATGCTAGGAGTGATGATGGAGAGAAAGTGGATCCTGCCAAGGCCTCAATGGAGTATCTCGAAAGAGTTCGTTCTTCAAGCTAGAGGCTCTTTGAGCTAGGAGGGAGAAATAAGAAATGGCAACTGTAACATTGGATACTTATGCTGAAGTATTGAAAACTATTTATCTTCCAGCAATCCAGGAGAACTTGAATCATTCTACGATTTTAAGTGACTTGATTGACGTGAATGAGACGGATGTTTCTGGAAAAGATGCAAAGATAGAAATGCATTATGGTAGAAGTACTGGGATAGGTGCTAGGAAGGATAATGAAGCTCTTCCTGCAGCCAATTACCAGAAATTCATTCAGGCTACTGTTCCGATGAAGTATCAGTATGGTAGAATCCAGGTTTCTGGGCCTACTATGGCAGCGACAAGAGATGAAAGGGGAGCGTATGCTAAGGCTCTTGATGCTGAAATCAAAGGGATTGTGACTGACTTGAAGAAAGATGTGAATAGGCAACTGTGGGGTGCTGGTCATGGACTTTTGGCCAGGTGGAATACTGGTGCAACTACGGCTCTTACTGTGCAGAAGATGTATAGGGGAAACAGTGACGGTGTAGATGGCTTTGGAAGTACCTTCGGAGCTAAGTATCTTCCAGTAGGAACTGGGGCTACTCCGGTAGTGGCAACAATTTCAAGTGGTACAGTAGGAACTTATGTAGTTGATGCTACAGATATTGCTCCGACCGTGTTGACGAAGGGTACTGACTATGATTCACTGACTGTTTCTAATGCTGGCGTAGATGAAGCAGTGGGAACTTTCTATGTCCGCTTTAGTGCTGCGGTAGCTTCTCTTGGAGCGGATAGCCTGACTGCGGGGGTTAACAGGAAGGAAATGATGGGTCTTAGGGGGATTATTACTAATACTGACTTGGACGAGATCTCCTTTAACAACGGGACCTATATTGGATTGACTGTAGTTGATCCTTTGCAGGGATTGCTCGTGGGTACTTATGATTGGTTCGCAGCCATTGTGAATGCTCATTCAAGTGGGCGATATGAAGGCCAGAGGGCACTTTCTCTTAATCTGATGGATAAGATGTTTGATGATGTAGAAGAAAGTGCTGGAAAGGATTACGGTCCTGATTTGATTTTAACAACAAGGGCTCTGCGAAGAGAATATACAGATCTCTGTAGGGCTGATAGGCGCTATGTAAATACGATGACACTGGATGGTGGCTGGAAGGCTATTGACTATAATGGCGTTCCTTTCACGGTAGATAATGATGCCATTGATGGAGAGATTTACTTCATTACTACCAGGGATTTGGCCATTTATCGTATGAGCGACTATAACTGGATGGACAAGGATGGGGCGGTCCTTTCGAGGGTGGCAAATTATGATGCCTATGAGGCAATTCTGTTTAGGTATGCAGAGTTGGGTTGTAAGCGTCGAAATAGTCACGGAGTTTTGTGTGACTTGTCCTACACGCTCTAGGAGTGATTCATTTATTGAATCAATGAAGTAAACCTTTTTCTTTCCTAGGAGGATGACTCCTCCTAGGAAACTAGGATGGATGGAGGATTTAATTATGAGGTGGCAAACACAAGAAAGATATTTAAGGAATTTATTAGCGCAGGCATTTGGGATTCCTGTATTAGGACAAATCCATTTTGCCGTACCTGCCGGTTCTTCTACTTCTCTTTATGAAGAGTGGGCAAGAACCGAAATGGATATTCCAGCGAATTTACTATTCACTGGATCTCAAGCTCCTGCACTTGCATTCAATGCCTGTAGTGCAAATAGGAATGATGTAGTGTTGGTATTTCCTGGTAACTATGCTCTTACTAGCGAACTTGCTTGGAGTAAAGCACAGACTCATTTAATGGGTCTTGGCGGACCAGCACAAGGCAATGATTATGGAGAATCTAATAACTCCATATACACAGAGACTGCAGACGTAAATTATGCTGTGAATGTAACTGGAAATCATTGTCGTTTTCTCAACATAGATTTTACTAATTGTGCGGCTGATGCCGATGGTTTGGCAGGATTGCTTCTTAACGCTTACGCCTGTCAATTTAAGGATTGTAGTTTTCAGGGTGTCTTGAATTCTACTCAGGATGTTGCTGCTAATGCTTCGCTCCACATTGCAGGTCTCGCAAGTAATTATCGTTTTGAGGATTGTCATATTGGAAACAATATGTGGAGAACAAGAACCGCAGCTCTTAGTGGTGCTCTTTCCTATATTGCTACGGCCTATCCTTATCCCCAACACGGAATTTTTAGGCGGTGTCAATTTGTAGTGTGGTCGGAAACCTCTACTGTAGGTATTGTTCGTCTGGCTGATGGAAACTGCATGGGTATGCTTCATATATTTGATCGCTGTCTCTTTCATAATGTGTCCACAAGTTGGGCCGTTACTCTTGCCTCTGTCTTTGTTCGAGAGGAACAAGTAAGGACTTCTACCATTGCCTTACAAGATTGTTTTTCAATAGGTTGCGACGAATGGCAAGTCGGAGATACAGGAACGCAGTTTCAAACAAACAATGCCAATGCAGAGGCTTCTGGTGGTTTGGGTGCTGAAGCTACAGCTTAAGTAGGAGGTTGCTATGGCTATAGGTGGACCACTTGGAGAAAATAATCCTTGCTATTTGTGCGGAGGGACTGGATTAATTGATGGCGAGTTTCATTATGCTTGTCTCGGTACTGGCCTTAAAGCAGGGCTTGAGTTAAATGTATATCTCAAAGATATGCGAGACGAGATTGATGTTATCAACGAGAGCTTTACCGAACTTAAGACTTGGTGTCAAACAGTAAATCAGAAACTGGCGTATCTTAAGGAAAAAATAGATGCGCTGTAGGAGGTAATTATGATCGAGGTAAAACACTGTGAAGACTGTGGAGCAAGGTATCTTGCAAAAGAAAATATTTGTCCTAATTGTAAGGGCAAGAAACCTGTAGTAAAAACAGAAACCAAGAAGGTAGAAGGAAAGGGAAAGTAGGATGGAGGAACTGCATTGATTCATTTATTGAGTCAATGTAGGTTGGGTGCACCTTGGAGAAGGTGGGAGGTTTATCCTTCTTTCCTTCCACCGACTCCAAAATTCAAAGAAGGAGAAAAAAGATGAAATTTGAAGACTTACAGAAGGTAGACATAATTGATCGCTTGATGGGGGACTTTAATAGTGGACTAGCTACTATGGTGGATGGAAAGATAGTCTATGAGTATAAAGCATTGAGTCCCTCGACTCCCTGGTACTTTCATGTTATTGAGAGAGAAAGAGAATGTACCAAGTGGATTAAAATTTACTTTGAGAAATTTCACATTCTTCCAAAGAATTGTTTTGGCTGTTGGAAGATTGTTTGTAGGCCAAAGAACCTAGATGCACTCTTTGAGCTGAATAAACTTCAAGAGGAAATGGAACTTCCCTCTAAGTGTGGGGTAGACATTAGGCAAACAGAGACTTATAAGGGAATCTATCTAGGTTTCTGGTACTGTCCTCTTGGAGATTTGAAAGGGGCAAGAGAATTATATAAAGAGGTGAAGAGGAAAGTGAGGGGAGCTTTAAGTCTTGATACTCCAGTCATTCTGAAGAGGGGTTGCACAGAAATGGAGAATGCTTTTGGTCCCTCTAATTTATGGCAGTATACTCCTGACATGAGACTTATGGAGGATTTGCTCGAACCAAGTATTGTGATAGATGAACTGAAGCCAGAGCAACCAGCATTTGCTAAGCTTCATGTAACTGCCTTTTGGATTCACTACGCCCACAGGATGGGAGACCCGACAGCAAAGAAGTATATTAGAAACTATCCTTGGAGTATGGGAAGTGTACCGACTGTTACTTATCATGATGTATTGCCAGAAATAAAAGAGGAGGTTGTAGGTCATGAGATTGGTATACAAAGACTACCGAAGGACTAATGACTCAGTAATGGTCGCTGATATTGGCTTCAAGAAGCAGTTAATGGCTCTTGATGCTGAGTTGGATGTAGTCTGGAATGGCAACAAGTGGGAGATTTGGAGATTTCCAGGACAGGGAAAGAAGAGAAGAAAATTAGCTGATCCTAGGGCTACTCAGGTTATGACTGTGCAGACTCAGGGAAGGAGTTTCAGGGAAGTGGGAGCAGACATTATCCTTAAATTACAAGAGGGAGACACCAGGAGATTCTCTGCTAAGGAAATTTGTAGCTACTTTGATGCTATGGATGACAATATCCAGAGAGCAAAAGCGAAGAAGTTTGAGGATATGCTTGATGGTAGGAGGAAGGAAGTCGACTGGTACATGAGAGGACTTCGAGTAAGTATTCCTGAGAGATTCATGGTAGGAAGTCTCTTACTGGAAGGACCTACAAAGGACATAAAGATTGGGAGGGCTATTGCAAATGGGTAAGAATGTGAAAGGAAAACAAGTGGAGAGTTATAAAATTACTCCTGAGATGCAGGGAATGCTTGGGAAGTATAGGCAAATCAAGAGGATAGAGGGAATGCTTCGCTACGGGACAGAGGTGGCTAAGCAGAAGTTTGAAACCTTGAGAGATATGTGGGAGTCTTTGCAGATGGAGGCAGGAAAGTTGGAGAAAGGAATGCCTAAGGAACCTCTTAGAGAACTTGAGGGAATGGAATTTCCTCAGAGACCAGAAATTTCTGAAGAGCAAGGACAAATAAGATACTAGATTGATTCAATTAATGAATCGATGGAGAAATTAAATGAATGCTTATAGTATGTTACAACTCCTAAGAGATTATGTTGATGAGGCTAGTGCTTCTCACTGGACTGATGTTAATTTGATTCACAGGCTTAATGTAGCGCAGAGGATGGTTGCTGTGCTTGTGGGAAATTATCCAGGAAGTTGGCTAGTGAAAAGCGCAGATTTGACTCCAGTTGACAGTGTCATTACCCTTCCTGCTGATTGTTCCAAGCCACTTTATTTAGAGGAGACTAGTAGTGGACAGCCGATTGCTTGGCTTGGGAATGTCAGGAATAGGAGAGTCTCTAGGGAAGGAGGAGCCTCACTTGATTGGGTTTCTTCTCTAGAAGCTTATCCTCTTAGAAATACTCTTGTTGTCAATAGAGCTTCTTATACTACTGGAGTAACTTTGTGGTATGATATAAAAGTGCCTGACTTGATGGCTGGTACTGCAAGTGCAGGTGCAGCAACTTCGTTGACTTTTCCAGTCAATTCTAACGTGAAGCATATAGATGACTACTATAATGGAGTTGGAATAGAGACAGATAGTGGAACTGGTGTAGGTACTGTGGGGGATATTATTACTGACTATGTCGGGCTAACTGGAGTTTGTGTAGTAAGTGGAACTTACGGTGCTACTAGTGTCTTTGGAACAATTTCTTTCCTGCCTGAAGAAGCCCATCCTCTGATTGTTCTAGAGGCTTCTTTACTTTCTCTTGCAAAA